AACTCTGAACCGTCAGGCTTACGCCGTGGCGGCGACCTTGGCGGCCTTCGGCGCCTTGGCAGTCTTCACGGCGGCGGCGACCGAGCCGCGACCGCCGCGACCCAGACCCATCGTGCGGGCCAGTTCGCTGCGCTGGGCGGCGTAGGCCGGAGCGACCATCGGGTAGTCCTTCGGCAGGCCCCACTTGGCGCGATACTGGTCCGGAGTCAGACCCAGGATCGACAGGTGACGCTTCATCGACTTCAGCTTCTTGCCGTCTTCCAGACAGATGAGGAATTCCGGAGTGATCGACTTGCGGATCGAAACGGCAGGCTCAGGACGAGCCGGAGCTTCAGCGACGACCGGCGCCGGGTTGAACAGACCGTTGACCGAGGTCGAGACGGTCGAGATCAGGGTCGGGAGCGCGTCCACGGCCACTTGGTTGTTGGTCACGTAGGAAGCGACGATGTCTGCCACGAGTTGTGCGGTCAGAGTCTTGTCGGTGTTGTCAGTCATGTGGTTTTGTCCATACTCAAAAGAAGGCTTGTTGTGAAGCCAGGGAAGCATTCTAAATACGCCGTTTTTGCCATTAGTCAACAACTAAATGTTAACGGCGCCATTATTCAAATCTATACGAAATATCGGCCAAAATTCCAGCTACCTTCTCTTCAACCCCTTGCAGGCCAAGGGTTGTGTCAATTATGTAGTCTGCTTTCTCGGTTCTTTCGGTATCAGAAAGCTGGCGGGACAACAGCAAATCGAATTTTTCTTTTGTCATTCCGGGTCGCCGGAAACAACGTTCACGCTGCACATCTGAAGAACACGTGACCACTACTGTAACGGTATTTGGTATCACGTCAGCAACTATGGCGTGAATTGTGTTGATGCCAGGACTGTATGGCGTCCAGAGTGGTTCGAACCACAGTGGCGTGTCGAACATGACTGGAATGCCGGGTTGGATTCGGAAACCGTCGTGGATTTTGATGAACAGCAGGAGACTTCTGATCAAATGTGGCCCGATGGTTTTCTCAAGCACAGACAACAGGTCTGGATCACGCGCGATTGCGGCGCGGATTGCCTCGCGCGAAACCACCGTTCGCTCATGGACATCGACTATGATTGCTTCGGGGACGATAGCTCGGATTTCAGGAACTAATTTTGCCTGAAACGGGAAACCATTTATTTTCACCCGGCCTGGAACATTGTTCCAGCCATATAGATTGGCGACTTCGGCATCAGCATCCCAATGGCCGATCCCATATTTTGAAAAAAGGGAAGCCACGGTGGACTTCCCCATTCCCATTCCACCTGTCAAACCCATTCCGATCATTGGTTAGGCCGCCACGCCTTCTTTCATGATCGTGGAAAGGGTTCTGGCGTCGATCTGGCCAGGAAACCGCAGTTCGAGAGCGGCTTTGACTTTGCCGGTGTCGCGAACCGTGTAGGTCTCCCCGCTTTCCGTTGCCATCTTGGCCACCTCGTCACGAAGCTGGGCTTCGGTCAATTCGGTGGGGATGTATGGCGACAGGATAACGAGTTCTGCCTCCAGTTTCTCACGGGCATCGCCATTCGGAATCGGCGTGATGCCCTTTCCAGAATCGCCATTGAGGCTCATGTTGATATTGCCGACGAAGGTCCGAAGGGTCTTGATGACTTTCTCGTCGGTAATTTCGGTCTTGCCGCTTTTGAACTCTTCCGCCGTGACCTTGGTCGCCTCGGAAATCAGCGTAGTCAAAATGCTGGAACGAATTGGGTCACGAGCCTTTCGGGCTTCGACCTGTGCCGTCTTGATGATGTCGATCAGTGACATGTCGTGTTCCTTCTCTGTTTGTATAAAGATATCGTATATTTGGAAAAAAGACAAAAAGAAACCCGGCCAAGCGACCGGGTTCCCCTCTTACCAAATTGGCTAGTTGGAAAATCAGGCCGAGGTAAAGGCCGCGATGCCCTCGACGGTCATCGGGTAGTTGGCCGGAAGACCGAACTTTTCCCGATAGGCCGTCGCCGACAGGCCGTAGTTCTTGCGAGCGTGGCGACCCAGGTCCTTCACGACCTTCCCGTCTTCGAGACAGACGATGCCGTGGGCGGCGAAGGTGGCGTGCGGGTCATTCTTGACCGCTTCCGAAACAACCGGCGTGATCACCGGTTCATCGACAGGAACGGTTTCGGGCTGGGCCGATTCCGTCTGCACCGTCTCGGAGATGGTCAGAGCCGGTTCGGAACCCTTCCGACCAAGGCCAGATACCTTCGCCAGTTCGCTGCGCTTGGCCGCATAGTTCGGAGCGACCATCGGATAGTCGATGGGCAGGCCCCACTTGGCGCGATAGGCTTCCGGAGTCATGTTGTATCGGGCGCCGAGGTGGCGGCGAAGCGACTTGAACTTCAGACCGTCTTCGAGACAGATGATGAAATCAGGCGTGATCGACTTCTTGATCGGAACAGCCGGTTCCTGGATCACGACGGGTTCGGGAGCCGGAGCACCATTGACGATGTCAGACAGAGCCCGATGAACGAGATCGGTGAGAGGAGCGATTTCTTCGACAGGGAGCACATTTCGGCTCAGAAATGCCGAAACGATCCGGCTGGTCATTTCCGGAATGGTGGTGATGGACATCGATGTCATCCTCGTGTTGTTGAACTGAGAATGGCGAAACTATACTGTCCAACCGGCCAGTCAAGATGTTTTGTCGTTGGGAATCACGACAATTGTTCCTTTGTCGGTTTCCCTAGACCACATCCCCGATGATCCCAACAACATCTTTTCCAATGATTTCCGATGGTTCTTGTTGGCCCGCGCCGTTTCCAGACCAATCACCAATAATGTGACGGCTAGACCCATCAGGAGCAAAAACGGTGGAATTATCTCAACGAGCCTATTCATTGTAGGAAATCCCCAGGTCCGTCCCCAATTTGGTGACGAATTTTCTCAATTCGGCAGCAGGAAGATCACGTTCAACGCTTTCTTTGAAATAGACGCGGGCGGCCTTCGCTCCCATGACATCTATCATCGCAAGGGAGTCGCTGGCCGAATAAAAAAGGTCCGTGGCTTCGTTCTCCGGAAGGGAGAACTCTTCGCCGTTTATCGAAAATGTCACGTTGCGCATTCTAGTTCCCGCAGTTGGTTGGCCAATTCCTCCGATATATCCACCCCCTTGGCCAAATCACCAAATGATTTTTCTCTGGCCTGCATGGTTTTCCGTTCGCTATACCATTTGGCGAGAAGATGCGGGATGATTCCCTCGGTAACGGTCGAGAAGATCGTTCCATTGGCCGAGATGCAGAGATTGTTGCTTGGGGTGAAGATCAACTCGTTGAGTTGCAGGCCATTCATCTCTACGGTGCGGCCATCTTCGAAATCAACCAGGAAGGAATGTTCGGTTGATTTTTCGTGCATCCACACGACTTCCAACAGGCTGAAGATGCCATCCCATGCTTCAGCGCGGTCGGTTCCTTCCTCGATACGTTTTTGAACCAGGGCCATTGTTGCATCTGGACGAACCTGACCAACAATGGTTTCCGGAGACATGTTGAGAGCACGAATAGCAGATGGATACAGAGAGTTGATGTCGATACATCCGACTTCTCTATGGATGCCTTTCTTGGGCTGCGCGACATAGGCGCCGACGACTGGTGTCCGACCATCCTTGCCGATCTTGACCGTGGGATCATCGACATCTTCGAGTTCGATCTCGATCGTTTCTTCTTCCTCGGTCGTGCACGTCTGGATAATCCAGTTCATGACCTCTGGTCTATGCGTGTCGAGATATCCGGCGAAGGCCGCAATGTATGTTTCCGTGTCCTCGAAATCGGAAACATCGGCCCCATCGGCAATCAACTGTTCATTTAGTTCTGCCAACTCATCCGGCGACATCGCCATGAGAAACTCGTGAAGTTTTTCTTCCACAAGCTCGTCATCACACTGCGGTGGTTTTTTAACCACGCGTGTTTTTTTGACCTTCGTTTTTTCGGGAGCGGGTTCTTCTTTTTCTTCCTTGGGTTTGCGATCGGGGACAACGAAACCCATAGCGTGCATTTCGTTGATGATCGCCATTTCGACCAATGCGACTGAACCAACGGTAGTTTTCAGCAACACGCAGTTGGAGTGTGCGATCTGGTTCGCCAGTTCGATAAACTTTTTCTTGTTATCGATCTGAACCAGAAGTGCAACGTCCTGGCGATTGTAGTCAACGAACTTGTAGAACTCTTTCTTATACAGGTCGTCGAGGGTTCCCGAATACGGAACTTTGTTGAGACCGACTTCGATTTCAGCAATGAAATCCAATCGATAGCTATGTTGTTGCTGCGTGTTGTGCTTCTGGTAAAGCATCAGATAGTCGAGATGGACGCGCCCAACGATGTCATAGGTTTTGAATTTCTTCCCGAACTTCATATATTCGCGCTCTCTCGGGGACAGACCCCAGAGGCAGAATTTCTTGATGTAGTCGTCGCCCAAAATACGCTTGATGCGATTGACCATGTAGGGAATATCGAAGCCTTCTGAGTTCCATCCAGAAAGGATATCGACTTCTTCGATGATATCGAGGAATAGCTTGAGCATTTCCTTTTCGTCATTGAAGACAAACGTGTTTTCAAACCCACTGGTGAGCACACCGGCTTCGTCATAGACCGGGGCGACCATCTCGGTTGCTTCATCCAACGTCAGCGTTGGTGGGGCCAGGACAAACGTCACCAGCCTGTCGATGTGCGACAGATTGATCGAGATTGCCGTAATGGGATTGAATGGATTTTCGGGAGGGGCGAAACCTTTGTCTGGATCGAAATCGACCTCAATGTCGAAAAACCCGACATGTAGGACGGGGGTTTCGGCCCCGCTATAATGGTCAGCCAAATACCGGAACTCGGTCCGGATATCGGATTCGAAAATCAGAGGTGGCTTGGCCGAAGCAAGAAGCTTGGCCTTATAGAGTTCATGCTTCCGTGAACTTGGGGAAGAAAATCTCTTGCAGTTGTGCCCGAAGATCGTCCGGTGTGTTCCGGCAGGATGCTCGTAATATAGAACGTGTTCGACTGGCTCTTCTCGCATAATGCGGCGGCCATCAACACGTTCGGCTATTTTAATCCGATCGCGTTTGCGATCATACCATGCATCTACATAAGTCATAGGGAGACTCTACAAGAGTCGATAGACGAGACGCAAAATCTTAGTCTACCGTGATGTCGATTTTCCGAACACGGTATCCCTTGGCGGCCCATTCTTTTTTGAGGGCGGGAATTTCGTCATCTGCCGGTTCCCGACCATATATAATCGTCAGGGCATTATACCACGTATTGACTTTCGTCATCCCGATGCCGAATACGATGTTGTGTTTGTGTTTGGTTTGCGGGCTATCCTGGACCAAAGCGTAATATTGCATTAGGATTTTTCCGGACGATGACCGTATTTTTCCAACATCGTCTGCGGGTCTTCCACGAGTTCAGTGTTTTCAAACCAAAACAACTGATCACCAATTCGGGAATTGATTTCGGGAATCATGGTGGGTGGAAACGTGTCGCTGGTGTGGTCGGCGTATTGGACCAAGGCCACATTGCCGGTGTAGAAAGCTTCGGTTATCAAAACGTTTTTGAGTTCAGACATGGCCTAGATTCTCTCAAATCGTTGTCGCCCATCAACGATTTCGGTCAACTCAGTAACCGGTCGCCAGTGGGTGCTTCGAGGATGAGGCCATAAATGTTCCATGTAGACTTGTCCAGCCCTAATATCGAGAACGCGATAAACGCCGCCCTTGTAGTGCTGATATACCTCACCATACGCTTCATAGGCGGCGTCCTTGGTCGGATACATGGGTTGGGCGGTCCCGAGCATTTCCAGGACATCGGATGCTATACGGAGAGAGCCATCCGAATCGCCGCGCGCGAGACTGAACTCGACGCCTAATCGGTTCATTTCATCCCGAAGCTCGATAGCGATCGCATCGCTTTCGCTTTCGGTTTCGTTTCGACCAATCGGGCTGTATGGCTTCACGCGTTCGATGAAGTAATTCACGCCAGAGATTTTGAAGAACTGGTCGCGAGCAAAATCGTAAAACGAACTCGGGTAGCGGTCTCCACAATATTTCTTTCCGTAGAAATAACTGAGAAGCAATGGACAATCGGTGATGATGACATCGACTTGGCCGATAAGCATTTCCATGTCACGGAGTTGTTTGCCAAGCACGTATGGCTGGCAAGCAAGCTCCGCTTCACGTTTGGACCACGACAGCTTTTTAGCGAACTCGTAAACCTCTTCGCAATTCACTCCGGCTCTTTTCAGATGACCAAAGATTTCTGCACGAGCCGATGATTTACCGGCTCCTGGCGGACCGAAGAGATTTACGATGATCGTCATGCTGAGCGGTTCTTGTTGTAGCGATAACCCTTAGTAGCATGAAGCGAGACTTCATACTTTCCGCAAGGCGATACTTCAGTCTTCAGGATGCTGCGGTCGGGGGTTCCGCGACGGATACGCTGAGATTCCGAAAGATTTTTGCGGAACTCTTTGTTCTGACGTTGCATAGTGCGAAGGGCGCCCATGATTAGGCTCGATTCGCGTATTGGAGAACGGCCTCGACTTGGTCGATCTCGTCCTTGCTGGCCTGAAGCGATTCCTTGAAGGCGGCAGAAGCGGCCTTGGTCAGAACGGCGGGCTTAACGTCCCATTGTTCTGCTAGGTCTTTGGCCAGATCGCGAAGAGATTCACGACGATCCTTGATTTCCTGGAGAGTGGCGACGCCCTGATCGATGAACTCGGTCAGTTTCTTTTGGTCTGCGGCTGATAGATTGTCGAGTGACATTTGGTATCCTTGACTACGGGAGCGACTTGCTCCGATGTCTCAAGATACGGAATCCGATCATCAAAGGTCAAAATTAAAACTCAACGAATTCAAGATTTTAATCCAGCCCGACTTTCACCCAATCGAGATCGGCGAAATCATCAATGCGGATGAGTTCACACTGACATGTTTCGTCATCGTAATCCCAGCCGATCCCGCCATCTAATGTCGTTGGACCAATGTATGGGGTGGCGTCACCGATCCATAACATAATGGTGGAACCATCTTTTTTCCGCAACTCAATACGGGTTCCTGGTCGAAGGGTATTTTTCTTCAAATATTGACTAAGTTTCATACAAGGTATCCTGCTCTATCATCACAACCGGCATATTCTTCCTCACCCGGAATGGCTTCCAGCCCGTTATCAATATCCTGGGTAATCCTTAGATTCAAAACGCGGCGGCCTTCAGACAAATACATGTGACCGGTCACGTAGTATAATGCGGAAATCTCGGCTCTGCCGTCACGGTATACTTCTATAGGGCGGCGGCACGGAGAACACAGGAATGTTCCCTTGTCGTGGAGATAGTTGAGCCCGAAATCATCATCGTGATTGCAAAACGGACAGGAGGCAGAGACCAGGATCATGATACGAACATTCCACAACTTGCCTTCACGTCCATACCGACGCGAGGAACCATTTGACTTAATTGATTTCCGAAAGCGGTTCGGAGCCGAGTGAAGTTCCGTTCCAGAACTTCGTCTGCCGATTCCGTGCCTTGTTTTCCAGAATACGCATTGTAACGAACGAGATTGAACCGAACCCGAAGATCACGACTCGTCACCGCTTCGATGATGTCCGATATCGTATCGTCATCGTCATTTTGATCTCGAATGAACGCCCAATGCAAAACGACCTCGCGGCCAGTTGCATCTTGCCATTCCTTCAACATATCGAGGGATCGTTCGGGTGCGAGTGCCTTCGGTAACCATCGTTTCCGGAATGCCCGTGACATCGAGTAGAGGGAATAATATGGGGTCACATCGGGGGTATCACCAAAGACCTCCAGAAGGCTCGTGGCGGCCATTTCGTCTGGCATGATTGTCGAGACGTTAAACTGCGCGGACAGCCTGTGTGGCGTCGCCAGGGCCGACAACGAGGCGTGTAGGCTGGACCATTGGGTGCGGATCACCGAACTCGATAACGGTTCACCCCTTGCCATGAAATTGAAGTTCACAAACCGTGCCGGAGCATCACTTTCATAGTGATCAAAGACGGGGCGGGCTTGAGCAACCATCTCGTCGATCGTCGCCTCTACCATATCGGTTTGGCCGGTCGCGGTTAGGTGACAAAACCGACAAGCTTTGTTACATCCGTTGTGACTGCTGAGATAGCAAATGAAATAATCCGGAATCCTTCGAACAAAGCGAGACTCGTGGAATCCATTTCCATTTTCTTCGACGAAGTTCACACTGGCGTCGAGTTTGGACTTGAGAATTTTCAAATTTTCTCTCCCGGCTTCGTTCCGCGAATGCCTTTGAACCTCGGGAAGCGAAGCGACCATACGTCACTTTTCTTCGGCTTGCTGTATTTGTCGGCAACGACTTCCACGACCCATCCGACGATCAGGCTGGGATTATCCCACCACAATTTGCGTTGCTCTTCAGTCAGACCACCGCCGCAGACGACTTTGATCTGGCGATCCTTGCCCAAGACTTCCTCCACACCTTCACAGATCAGGCCGCCGAGCGTATTGGCGAATTTGCCGGTCGATTTGCCTTGTTCGAGACCGGTGACGTGAAGGCTTACGGAGATGACGGGTTTGATCTTGAGCCAATCTTCCGTTCGGACCCAGGAGTTCGAACCATTTGAGTGATAGTGGCCCCGAGCATTCTTGACCATCATGCCTTCGATGATCGAAGCACCATGCTTTTCGATTTCGGCGGCGGCCATGTCACTGATTTTTTGCAGGAACGCTTTGAACTCGGCGCGGCCTTCGGGTGTATCGAGGTCCACCTTGATCTTCGGCAGGACATACACCGTTCCCTCAACCAACGAGGTGAAGAGATCGGTCGTGCAGAGTGTGACGAGCATCTCGTGACGATCTTCTTGCTCGATCTCACACAGGCCGCGTCGGAAATCCGAAAGAGGAATGATGTCGAACAAAGCCAACTTGGTCGTGGCGTCAGCCTTGTCCTTGGTGTTGAGTTGTTCCATCAGTTCCTGGAACGACCCTGCCGTGACTTCGCCATCGAGCACGATCGATCCCGGAAGATTCGGCAGAACCTTTTCCAAGGCTGCCACGATGTGGGGGAAGTTTTCGTTGATACGCCCTTCACGGGTGTATTGCGTTACGGTTCCGGCTTCCTTGTCCATCACCGTGATGAGGCGGACACCATCGAATTTGATATCGAGAAGCTTTACGCCCTTGTTGTGTTTTTCGAGGAAAACCCCTTCATCGTCGGCGCCATCCGTGGCCAACTGTGGGGAGAAAATCTGCACCATGTAATCGGTAGCAGAAGGGATTGTCTGCTGAAGCTTCTTGAGAACTTTGTTGATCGTGCTGCTTTCGGCGCCGCATTTCAAATCCTTCATGAGGATTCGGCGATAGAACAGGTTCCAGGTCGCATAGTCGGATGACAGCGCAGCGGCATTGATTGCATCTCGCGCTGCGTGCCCGGTCAGTTCGCGGCGGCGAAGTTTGTGCGCCAGGGACAGGAAGTCGGCAAAAGTCAGAGTTCCGCTCTCGCCATCATCTTCGATGATCTCGGCGACTTTCTTGACGCCGAATGAGATCAGCGGATCGTAAGCCAGCTTGGCTCCGGTGAAGAAATCTCTTTCGCCTTTCATGAAGGCATCAAAGATGATCTGTTCTTTTTCAGTCCTGGAGGGCTCGGCGGCGAGGCGGGCGACGATGTCTGATGCGTTCATCAATAGATGATATCCGACTTCGGATTATCTGTCGATAATGAAGAAAGGGGTCCGAGATATTTCCCGAACCCCTTTCAAAAATTACACGGCTATCCATTAACCAATAAGGACGCAGGCCGTCTACGTTTCTCCATCCCTCTGTATTTCAACAGAGGGGCGTGTCCTGTGAGGATTTAGTTGCGCCAGAGAAAATAAGGCGCGAGCCAGGACTAGCCCTTACCCATATGTATATTGGAACTACTGGTTTCCGTCAAGGATTTTTGTAGAGAACCCGGCCATTTTTTTGGAGATCGGCGAGCAGAGAGGGGTCCATGAGACGATACCGAACCTTGATTTTTCTCTGAACGGTCGCGCTTACAGATTTGATCGTCCAAGCCATGCTCTTGATCCAATATATCGTGACCCGTTCCTTATAACGGTTCACGTATAGATCACAGTATTTCTCAAGACTCTGTCGGTCGTTGTTGTAAGTCGTCGGAGATATCAAGTTATAGGAAAAATCGCCTCTTGGCGTTTCGAACATGATGACGACAAACGATTTCATCTTATCGACATTTACTTCCAGTTCCTTGGTATCATCTTTAAGAGGAATATCGATACCAGACAACGCGGAGACTTCACGCAGTTTTCGCATGAAAAGCGGACCGTGGCTTTCTTTCCAATTATCCAACACGGAGATTATGTAGACGTGAACCATCTCGTGGAGAAGGATGCCATCTAGGTTTTCGCTGGATTTCTTATAGGTATCGGACAACGTCAGTCGAATTGACGAATGGACGATTTTAGCCTGAGATGGTCTTTGACCGGCAAGCCTATTGACTTTAAAGTCAACTTTCCCGCCCATTCTTTTTAGTTTGGAAAACGAGACAGGAATTTCAGGTAATTCGCTGGCGAAATACTTTCGATTGAACTCGTCGTATCGTGCCTTGATATCGTAATCGACCATCGTTTCCTCAGAGTTGTCGGAACAGTCTCAGAACAGCGTCGAGATCATCCTTTGATATTACGACATAACCATGCTCGCCCAGAAGGTCCAATAGTTTCTGTGGCTGATCGAGATCGATATTGCGGAACCGAGCCGGTAGATCATCCCAAGGGCGGAGAAGGGGATGTGTCTTGTTCGACAAACTGATGGTTTGGCCATATCGCCAACCATCTTCGGTTCTTTTCTTCAGCCATTCCTCGTGTTGCCGTTTGGCCCAGGAGCTTGCGACATCGGCGTATTTTTGCTGATCGACCGTGATTGACGGCTTTTCCTTTTCCATCGTCCGTGAAGGAATGACGGTTGCTTCGATGTCGAAATCCATTTCGGAGCATTCGGACGAGAACGCGCTGACGATTCGCTCGACTTCGCCTTCCGTCAAATCTCTCGTCACCGGGATCATATAATAATGGCCCTTGTCGGTTTCGCGGTGGACCATTTTCACATTACGCAACTGACCGTCGCCGTCAACGGTCTGTAGGGTGCTGACTACGCCATACGGGGCTTTTGAGGTCGCACAATTGAACCACCCCTTGATCAGATCACTATCGAGGGGCTCTTCAACAACAAGGCTCACGTAACGAGCGATCTGCATGGGTTCGTTCATAATCAAATTCCGATCGCGATCCAGTCAAACTGGATAGTTGTTGAGCCGATAAACACGTCTGAAACTTCTTCTTCCCATGAGCACCATGCCGAGAAACTGTTCAAGCCAGGGGCTCCGTTGAGTTGGATGATACGAACCGAGTGGTTCAACTGGTTAATGTTGGCGCCGGTTCCCCACGGTGTCACGCCGACCCACAGACACGCCGTGGTGAATGCGTTTGAGAAAGCGATCGTTGGATTAATCGCGCCGCCATAATAATGGCCGCCCTTGAGTTTGAATGGTCCCGCTGACCCTTCCCATGCGTCGGTAGTTCCGGTGAACGTTCCAGTGTTGATCGCAGTCCATAGACCAGATGCGGCCAGGAACTTACTGGCTGCGGCGTCGCCGGAAGCCGGTGCAGGAACCAACCCTTTTGTGCCGCCTGACCCAGAATCGCCGACCATTGCACTGAGGATCGCGGTAGCTTGGGCAGCCGTCAGGTCTTCGGGAGCACCGCTTCCGCTGGTCGTGCGGCCTTTGATTGTCTGCGTGGCCACGGATGCCAGTTTGGCATTCGTGATCGATGCGTTTGCGTATTTTGCGTTCGTGATCGCACCATCCAGGATTTTATCCTGGGTGACAGCGTTCGACGCCAGTTTGACTTCGGTGACCGAGCCGTTGGCGAGTTTGATTTCCGTTACCGAACCATTAGCCAGCTTGATTTCAGTGACTGAGCCATTGGCCAGCTTGATTTCTCCGACCAACAACGCGTCGATTGCCGCGTTCGCTACAGTCGAAATGGTTCCAACGATGGGAACCCAGGTCGTTCCATTGTGGAACTCCATATCGGTCAGCGTTGAGTTCCAACGCATAATCCCGCCGACGTTGGATGAAGGTCGCTGGGCCGTGTTCCCTACTGGAAGCCCAACGGCCCCAGTCGATACCATGGTGAGAAGCTGATCCCCGCCAGTGAAGACGACGCCATTGGCAGAACCGGTTGTCTTCACAGCCAGCCCGCCGGTCATCACACCACCGGACTTGGACAAATATTGATCCAGAAGACCGACAGAAATAAATCCAGAAGTATCCACCCCGGATAGTGACATCCATGAAAGGGAGGAATTGCTCAAATATTCAAGAGTGTTGTTGTCTGGATTATACCGGATTGACCCAGCAACCCTCGGAGAGGTATCGGAAAAGACAACGGAGTTTGAACTCGGGATAGCAACCGCATCCCCGAGAATAATAAGTTGTCCTCCAGCATTTCTGGTATCGATTATTTTAGCCATATGGATATTTATGAAACTCAGGCAGGAACGTATTCGATGATAATGGTTCCCGTTCCGGTTCCCGTTCCGGAAATGTAAGCCCAAACTTCATTGTTGATTACTGCGACATTATCCACGACATAGATGGCAGTTTCGGTCGCATCTATATCTGCGGACGCAACCAAAAGAGTTTCATTCCCCGTGATCCCAACCGTGATGGTCGATCCCGAATCCCAAGGGGCTGAAATAGAGACCAAGGTTCTCGTAATCGTTCCGTTGATTGTCCCGAAAGATAGATCGGTATTGTCCTCTGAAATGGACAAAATG